ATGAAGGCTGGCGTCAAGCGCCTGGCGGCCGCTTCTGCCGGTGAGCCCGCGTTGCGGATCGCGGGCTATGCCAGCCTGTTCAACCTGAGTGATGGCGGCGGCGATGTGGTGGCCAAGGGGGCGTTCCGGACCGCGCTGGGCCGCCGGGGCGCCTCCGGCGTCCGCATGCTCTGGCAGCATGACCCGTCGCGCCCCATCGGCATCTGGGACCGGATCGAGGAGGACCAGCTGGGCCTTTATGTGGCCGGGCGGCTGCTGACCGGGCTGGAGCTTGGGCGGGAGGCGGCGCTGCTGATCACGGCGGGGGCTCTGGACGGCCTCTCCATCGGGTTCCGGGCGATCAAGGCTCAGAAAATGGCAGGCAGCGCGCTGCGGCGGCTGGCCGAGATCGATCTTTGGGAAGTGTCGCTGGTGACCTTTCCGCTGCTGGATGCGGCGCGGCTGAAGCCCGTGCCGTCTCTGTCCTCTTCTGCAACTGGAGACGCATGATGGATTGCGAGATGAACGGCATGACGGTGGATCACGGCCTTGAGACCAAGAGCGTGCCGCCCTACGAGACCAAGGCGGGCGCTGCTCCGTCCGTTTCCGGCGAGCATCCGCTGAACGAGATGTATGCGGCCTTTGCGGCCTACCGCGAGGCCAATGAGGAGCGGCTTTCGGATATCGAGCGGCGCGGTTCGGCCGATGTGCTGACGCTGGAGCGGCTGGACCGGCTGGATACGGCGCTGGACGCCACCCGCCGCCGCCTCGACGAACTGTCACTGAAGAGCCGCCGCCCTGAGCTGAGCCACCGGATGGTTGAGGGCAATGCGGCAGCGCTGGAGCACAAGACCGCCTTTGAAGGCTACATGCGCTCCGGCCGTGATGAGGGCCTGAGGCCGCTGGAGGTGAAGGCCATGTCCATCGGCTCTGATCCCGATGGCGGCTATCTGGTGCCGGAGGAGACCGAGGCCGGTATTCTCGGGCGCCTTGCTGCGGTTTCTCCAATCCGTGCGATTGCGGGGAACCGGCAGGTGTCGTCGAGCGTGTTCAAGAAGCCCTTCGCCATCTCCGGCCCGCAGACCGGCTGGGTGGGGGAGACTTCGGCGCGGCCGCAGACCTCTGCGCCGTCGCTGGCGGAACTGACCTTCCCGGCGATGGAACTCTACGCGATGCCGGCGGCAACCGCCTCGCTGCTGGAAGATGCGGCGGTGAATGTGGATGAGTGGCTTGCGGAGGAGGTGGAGACGGCCTTTGCCGAGCAGGAGGGCGCGGCCTTTGTCAATGGCGACGGGGTGAACAAGCCGGTTGGCTTCCTGTCGGTGCCGCGCCTTGCGGACAATGCCTGGGCCTGGGGCTCGCTCGGGACGCTCAACACGGGTGTCAATGCCGCCTTTGCCGCCACCAACCCGGCGGACAAACTGATCGACCTCGTCTATGCGCTGAAGAGCGGCTACCGCCAGAACGGGCGTTTCGTCATGAACCGGCGCACGCAGGCGGCGGTGCGCAAAATGAAGGATGGTGAGGGCAATTATCTCTGGCAGCCGCCAGTGAGTTCCGATGCGCCGGCGACCCTGCTGAACTTCCCGGTCAGCGAGGCGGAGGCGATGCCGGATATTGCCACGGGTGCTGCGGCAATTGCCTTTGGTGATTTCCGCCGCGGCTATCTGGTGGTGGACCGCACGGGCGTGCGCATCCTGCGGGATCCCTACTCGGCCAAGCCCTATGTGCTGTTCTACACGACCAAGCGCGTCGGTGGCGGCGTGCAGGACTTCGCGGCCATCAAGCTGCTGGTGTTCTCCGCCTGAGGGCAGGCTGAGCCGATGAGATGAAGATGGGCCGTCCCGGCTGACCGGGGCGGCCTTTTTTCTGCCCGTCTTTTTCTGGCCGCGCGGGTGGCGTGATTTTCCGAGGACAAGATGACCCATATGGTGACGAGCCCGCCAGCGGTGGAGCCGGTGAGCGTGGCCGAACTGCGGGCGCAGGTGCGCCTTGTTCACATGCAGGAAGATGCCCTGCTGGAACATTACATCAAGGCGGCGCGCCAGCATGTGGAGGGCCTGACGCGGCGGGCGCTGATTACCCAGACGCTCCGCGTAATCCTGGATGCCTGGCCTGCTGGGCGGGCGGTGCGCCTGCCGGTGGGGCCGGTGCAGGACGTGCTGGCGGTGAACCTAGTGGACGGGGACGGGGTGCCGCAGCCTCTGCCGTCTTCTGCCTGGCGGTTCTACAGGGGCTCGGAGCCGGGAAGCCTCAGGGCGGCGCCGGGAATTGGGCCGGTTGAGCCGGTGAACGGGATCCAGATCGAGTTCATTGCCGGATACGGGCCAAATGGTTCGTCGGTGCCGGAGCCTTTGCGGCAGGCAATCCTGCTGCTGGCGGCGCATTGGTACGAGAACCGGGAGGCCTCCGTCGAATTCGGCAACGGCACCATGCCGCAGGCGCTGGACCGGCTGCTTTCCACCTATCGTCTGGTGCTGCTGTGAGCGGGGCGGGGGATCTGCGCCGTCTGGTGCGGCTGTGGAAGCCGGAGCGGACGGCGGATGCCGGGGGCGCGGCGCAGACAAGCTTTGAGGACATGGGCGCCGACCATGCGGCGGTGCGGCTGCGCAGCCAGGCCGAGCGGGCGAGTGATACCCGTGCCGACGGGGTGGCAACACACGAAATCCGCGTGCGGCACCGGGAAGACATCGCGGGTGGATGGCGGATTGCGGATGGGGCGAAGAGCTATCGCGTTCTGGCCGCTGCGGACCCGGATGGGCGGAGGCGCTGGACCCAGTGCCTGTGCGAGGAGGAAGAGGCATGACCGGCGAAATGGCGCTGCGCGACGCGCTGATTGCCCGGCTTTCCACTGACGCTGACCTGACGCTGATTCTCGGCGCGGGGCACGTGCACGACGGGGCGCCGCGCAGTGCGGCGCATCCCTATCTGACGCTGGAGAGCATCACGTCCCGGCCTTTGGCCGGTGAGCCGGACGAGGGCATGGAGCATCAGGTGGTGCTGGCGCTCTATTCCCGCGCGGACAGCCGCGATGAGGCGGTGAAGGGCGTTATGGCGGCGGCAGCGGCGCTCTTCGGTTCCGGCCTCAGTCTGAACGGCTGGCATCTGGCTGACCTGCGGGCCGTCGAGACTTCCAGCGAACGGCTGAGGGACGGGCGGAGCTGGCGGGCGGCACTGCGCCTGCGCGCCGTGACCGGCCCGGAAGACTGACTGCAACACATCAAACGGCAAGGAGCGCGCAATGGCGGCGCAGCGTGGACGTGACCTTTTGCTGAAGCTCGGCACGGGCAGCGGCAATTCCTTTGTGACACTGGCGGGGCTTCGGGCCCGCAGGATCGCGCTCAATGCAGCAACGGTGGACATCACCAATGCGGACAGTGCCGGGCGCTGGCGGGAATTGCTGGCCGGGGCTGGCACCCGCAGTGCCAGCATCTCGGGCTCCGGCCTTTTCCGTGATGCCAGTGCGGACGAGACAGCGCGGGCGCTGTTTTTCAGTGGCGAGATCAGGGCCTTTCAGGTGGTGATCCCGGATTTCGGCACGCTTCAGGGGCCGTTCCAGATCACGGCGCTGGAATATGCGGGGCAGCATGACGGGGAGGTGACCTATGAGATCGCTCTCGAGTCCGCCGGCGAACTGGCCTTCACGGCGCTTTGAGGGGAGCGGCAGGGATGACGAACCGGCTGAGAGGCGAAATCAGCGCCATGCTGGACGGGCGGGAATGGACGCTGGTGCTGACGCTTGGCGCGCTGGCGGAACTGGAGAGCGCCTTTGCCTGCGAGGATCTGCAGGGGCTGGTGGAGCGCTTTGCCAGCGGGCGGCTGGCGGCGCGGGACATCATCCGCGTCCTTGGTGCGGGGCTGCGCGGGGCGGGCAACAGCGTTTCCGACGAGCAGGTGGCGATGATGCGGGCGCCCGGCGGCGTGGCCGGTTTCGCGGCGATTGCGGCGGATCTGCTGCGGATCACCTTTGGTGCAGCTGATGAGACAGCGGAGGCAGCCATGGGCCCCACGCGCCCTTGAGAGGCGGCGTGGGGGATAGGGCTGCGGCGGGCGGGGCCGGGGCGTTTCCATGGGAGGCGGTGCTTCATGCCGCCATGGGGCGCCTCGGCTGGAGCCCGGCTGGAACCTGGGCCGCGACGCCGCGTGAACTGGCCTTCGCGCTGGGCCTCCGGCGGGGAGCGGGCGCTCTCAACCGCCGGGGGCTGGAGGCGCTGATGCAGCGTTTTCCGGATGAAGGAGAAACGGGATGGCAGATGACAGCCTGATTGGCGCGGGGGGCGCGGACCTCGACCGCATGGCGCAGCAGATGCAGGACATGCAGAAGACGGCGGGCGACTTCTCCCGCGTGCTGAATGCCGGGCTTCGAACGGCGGTGGTCAGTGGCAAATCGCTGGACAGCGTGATGAAATCGATGGTGCTGAGCCTGTCTTCGCGGACGCTTTCCAGCGCGCTGGCGCCGCTGACAAACCTGGCGGGAAATGCGGTGAGCAGCCTGCTGGGTTCGGCAGCCTCAAGCGTTGCAAGCGGTGTGTCCGGGCTGTTCAGCTCCGGCGTGTCGCTGTTTGCGGATGGCGGCGTGGTGTCGTCGCCGACCTTCTTCGGCCATGGCAGCGGGTTGGGGCTGATGGGGGAGGCGGGAGCGGAAGCCATTCTACCCCTGCAGCGCGGTGCCGATGGGCGGCTGGGTGTGGCGGGGCCGGGTGGTAGTGTCGGGGGAACCGTGGTCGTCAACGTGACCACGCCGGATGCGCCCAGTTTTCGCAGGTCGGAAGCGCAGGTCTCGGCAATGGTGGCCCGCGCCGTCGGACGGGGACGGCGCGGGCTCTAA